CCAGGCCAGCGCCAAATCGTTTACGGCAGTCACTGAGACAACCGCCACAAACATCAAGGGCAGGATCTGATACTGGGTTTCCTTTCGCGTCGAAATACGCAGTACCGTTATAGGTGCATCCATCGCCGCTACGGTACTGACCGCGCAGCGCCCATTCACAAAGCGATGTGATTTGTCGGGTGGGGATCACAAGGCTCTGCAAATCAGCTGGGCTGCTGAGTGCCCAGGTAACCACTTCATCATCTTCGGAAGTGTTGGTATCAAGCCAGAAGGTCTGAAGGGTGAACATAGACGAATCAGCTGTAGGGTTTACGCCACCAGGGTAATTTACGGCATCGAGATAGACCGCATAGGTATCGATAATGCTCACTTTGGCGTTAACCATGTCCTTAAATTGCAGGCACAGCGCAGTGATATGGCCGTCAAGGTTTGAGACGCTTAGGGTGGGCTCCGCCGCCTGGTCTGTTGAAAGCTCCAGGCCTGAAACCTGAAACGGCCAAAAATCGTAGGTATTGCCACCGAAGACGATTGGCTTGGGTCCGAGCTTTTGTTCATCTCCATTGGCAACATCGATCTCTTCGGGTGTATGGGGGAAAGGTGCGTAGTGGAATCGGTGGATCCCGCCACTGAACTCTGAGGCGTCAACTTCAACCAGGCGGACCCTGCCACCCGGAGCCAGCATCGCCGCCTGATCGACTAATGCCATTATGCGTACACTCCGTAAGCCCGTTTGATGGTGAACGTCAACTCAGCATATTTGCTGCTGATCTGCGTTTTACGAACCGAATCGGCTACGACGCGGTAAAGCCCCTTTTCTTCACCTGGCGGCGTAATGATGAAAGCCTTCACGGTATGAGCAAGGAGGAAATCACGAATCCTGTCCACTTCCGATTCTGCGCCTGTGTGCTTCATAGGGATCTGAATAGCCGTGCTGTTAATACCGTTATCAGCAACCTGCTCATAGCCATCACCGAACTGCGCTGCGCGTACCGCCTGGCTATATTCAATCGCGCCAGCACCGAGCTGAGAGCGCCAGCTATATGTTTCAACTGCCATATATACTCCATAAAAAAAGCCCCGCATTTGCGAGGCTTAATCTGGTTGAAAGTATGGGAGGGAAGGTTATCAGACCATTTTGATTTAACTACCATTCATTTCTACGAGCCGGTAATCAGTCTTCCCATCCTTGTCTTCAATACATTCGGCCCTGAATTTCTGTTCAAGACCAAATTTATTTTTGGCGCTAAACTCCTGCGTGACGTAAAACTTACCGTCGTCACCGAGCCATCTGTTCGAGCCAAACACCGACATATCCAGAGTGCTTTTGTTAATGACTGACATCCTTACGTATGATTCACAGGCATCGCGAAGCTCATCCAGTTTTTTATCCGTAAGTTCCTTGGCTTCTTTTTGCTTCTTTTCTTGCTCAGTTGGTTTATTAACCAACGCAGCGACAATAATCACAACAACAAGAAGAAGTAACATACCTATTGTCTTTAAGGTTTTTCTTAGCATCTTTTTAAGCATTATCATATCCTTTGCGGTGTGTTGTATAGGTCGCAGCAGCCTTACAAAAAACAAATTGGCGACTATACCCAAATAAGTATGCCAGCACTCTTAAATGAGTTAGCAAGCAGCCCTATAAAACATCAACCCAAAACCCTTTTTCAACCTTGCGAATAATAATTCCGCAATCCTTCGCCATAGCATCAAGAACATCAGAAATTAACTCCATTTCTCTGACTGACTCCCACTTTCCGTAGTTATCAAAAATTTTCCGACAGACTTCATTTAGACTTTCAATATATGGATGCAACCAGATGATTTCATTTCCTTTCAGCGCTTCATTATTAGCATAATTAATCCCTTTGGCCTCACAATCCCCCAAGAAATAGGCTGCAAATTTTAGCGACGTTGAAATTAAATCATAAACCTCTTTCAAAACCTTGTCTACATTATGATGAAACCTATATTCAAATTTTGCGTTGAAAATATTAGTGCGTAATTTTTCAGCGCAACCAATGAACGTTTCTTCATATAGCTTGTTATTATCAAAACCAATTGTGCCGGTAATCCTTGTGGCACAATACTCTTCAATGACTGACAACCAACATTCACCACGAAGATTTTCATGGATATCAGAATATCTATGATTTAGGGCTCTACCAGGAAATGACCTATCTAGCGCGCCACAATTGGAGACATGACCGCACTCATGAGCAATGATGGCAAGGGCTTGCTGAAATGCATCACCACGAAGGTCATTGTCAAGAATGCCCTCGATAAAAGCCGCATTAAGAACAATATGACTTTTTACCGTTCCGTTGCGCAAAACCATTGGCGTCATTGCAACACCAACAACTTCCCCCGATGAAGGTTGCAACTTAGTATCGGTTTCAATGCCGCGATCCAAGGAAAGAAGAGCATTTTCGTAAAAATAGCTTATGGTGACACCATCAAGATAGCTAAGATCAATGAACTTAGATAATGCTCTTATAATTTCTCCAACATTATCCCCAACCTTTCTTGCATCTTCCTCCTTGTTATAACCAGAAATGCTTAGGTTAAATGGACCAAGCTCTTCCCACCCATTGCGTTCCATGACAACCTCCATAAATATATGACTTTGCCATCATATCTAAGGGGTAGGTAAATCGCTACCGTCCTTTATTGAAGTTGTAAATTATGCCACCAGGCTTAAGTTGCTTCTGTATTACTTGCAACGCAGCGTTCTGCATTTCATTAGCAAGTGCGCGCCCCATAGCATCTCCAGAACTGGATGTTTGGGTTGTTACGGAACCACCAGCATCGACGTTAACCGTGGTGTTGATAACCGGGGCCATACTGCCTCCGCCTTGGGCACGTACACCCAACCGCCCGGCAGAATCCCGAGTTAGCGGCATGATAGCTTCTTCACCAGCCTCTGCGAAAACACCGCCTTTCGCAAACTTCGATGCGCCCTGGAAGGTGAAATACTGAGGCGTATCGTAAACACCGTTAACATATTTACTGAGACCTGGGGAATCATAGACGCCACCTTTAGCGTTGAAGGTTACCCCAGCAGCGGCGTTTGCATATGCACCACCAGGCGTACTGCCACCACCACTGCCACCGCTTATCCAGCCCATCGCAGCCTGCACCGCATAGGCAACCATCAGTCGGTTTGTCACCTCGATAATCATCTTAAGCATCGATTTGCCGAATTCTTTTATTGAGGCTTTTCCCGTCGTCATTAGGCTGGTTAGCATGTCAGATAGGCCTGTCAGCGTGGAGCTAGCCACGTTCTTCACTGCGTCATAGGTGTTGGTAGCGGCATCCAAATATTCATTCCATCCAGCAACAGCCCCAGCTTTCCAATCGCCGCGCAGCTTATCCTCTTCAGCGTAATAATTTCTGAGGGCTACCAGTTCTTTCTCATAGCCAGCATCATCAAGCTTACCACCACCGTTGAGCCAGCCTTGGCGGAGTTGAGCCTCTTCCATCATGCGCTGGCTCTGACGACTGCTTAGGCCAGCACTGCCACGCAACGCTTCTGTCTTTTCCGACATCTGCGTGACGTATTTATTCGCCTGCTGCGCCAGGCCGTTAATCTTCTGCTGCGCCTCTACTTCCTTGTTCTTCTGATCAACCACCTTGGCGGCGTTCAGAATCGCCTCACGGCTCGACAGTAAAGATTTTTCCTGAGCCGTCAGCGCGCGGGTTTTAGCAGCCTCATCCAATTCAGCAAATCGAGATTGCTGTTTACTGAACTCGGTGTTTTTAGCGTGGGTTTCGCCTGTTTGTCGGAGGGTCTCAAGCGTTTCAGTTAACGTTCTGGCCTGGGCGCGGTAGTTCTCCAAGGTGCGATCGCCAGCTTCCAGAGTGGCTTTAGCCTCTTTGGTCTTTTTGGCTGAGTCCTGAGCAAGCTTCGAGACTGCATCTCTCGATTCGCGACTTGTTCCCCCTTCACCTGCCACTGTTGAGCCGCGAGCCTCACGTTCATATTTAGCCTGCGCGTTAGGATCGGTTACTCGCTTCCAAAGTTCGTTATAGCGTTTTTTATTCGCCTCAATTTCTTTGTCCGCTTCATCCCCGGCCTTTTTCATGGCCTCTACATCCATGCCAAGAAAATTAGCCAGCGCCCCGCCACCAGGGATTTTTTCAGCCCAGCCAGCAATAGTGCCGGTGAATTTGGCGTCCAGTGAAGTAATGTTGAGGAAGAGGTCTTTAATCGAAGCTTTAACAAGTTCGAAGATATCGATGATCTGGTTTCCCCAGGCGCGCACGGTAACACCTATCTCACCAAAGGTGTCAGAAGCGCTCTTCTTCAGGCTTTCCCACGTTCGACCGATATTATCGGTCGCGTTGTTGGTCTCCTCTGCGCGCTTTGCCATGACGCCAGCAAACAGGTTAATGGCTTCGGTAACAGCCGCCTGCTCACCCTTCTGCTTACGAAGCTGGATGATGTGCTTAATCATGGCCTCATCAACGAAACCATATTGCTCATTGAGGCTGGCCAGCCCTTTAACCGGGTCACTGACAATCTTGCCGAAGTCGGACATTGCCGTTTTGGTATCGTTTCCGGCCTTACCCATGAGGGTGATGGCCGTTGCGATCTGCTTCATCTGGCTGCCGGTATATTTGCCAGTATCGTTCAGTGTAACCAGCGTATCGACGGTGGAACTGATCGATGTATTCGTCTTGCCGGCCACCTCCTCAGCGGCTTCGTTGAGCTGCTGCATTGAAGCGAAGCCAGCACCTCCCATCATGATGACCGAGCGAGCTACCTGGTCGAATTGCTCTGATGAATTGTATGCCGCGGCAGCCAGCAGGCCGATCGTACCAATCAGACCACCAAGTGCGATTGTGGTAGGGTTAATCATCCCAGCCATACTGCGGATGTATTCGCCGACACCGGACAGCGCCCCCTGAACCGAGCCGAACTGGTCTTTAATCTGCCCGCCCTGTTGCAGCAGGATCAGGAACGGAGACTGACCGCCAGCCAGCTGCGTAGCGATATCGGTGAACTGTGCCGGAAGCGTACGCATCGCTGCGCTGTACTGGCCAACGGAGATTCCAGCGCGCCGGGCAGCAGCTTCCTGCCGGGATAGCGCCTCTGGTAGTACGTCAGCGACACCAGAGAGGCGCTCACGCGTCTGGTTAAGGATTGTGTTGAAGTGCTCGAACTGCGCGCCGTTAATGCGGCCTGCTTCAAAATGGGCCACCAGCTGTGCGTGCTGTTCATCCAGTGAGTTGAACGCACGGATTGTCGGGTCGATGGAACCCAGCAGGTTCTTTAACGCTGCGGACTGCTTCTCTGCCGCCTGGGTAGCGGCTAATTCAGCCTGAGCACGCGCTGCTGCCTCGCCGGTGTCGGTCAGCTTGAGGCGGGTGTCGTCCAGTATTTTGTTGTAAGCCTGAAAGGTCTCGCTATCCAGGAAACCTTTGGCCTGAAAGTTTCGTAGTGCCGCCTGCTGCTCATCAAGGCGGTTAAGCGCCTTGTTTACCGGGTCAATATTCTCCAGCAGCCCTTTGAGCGCGTTCTGCTGCTCCTTGAGCCCTTCACTTCCTTGCTTCGCAGATTCAGCGCCAGCGCGAAACACGCTATTCAGATCATCTGCTTTATCTACAGCACCGGCCGCCGCCTGGCCGAGTTTATCCAGTTCGTTGCTGGCTGTTTTCAGGTCAGAAACATCGGCCCGCAAAGTAATCGAGGCGATCTGGTCTGTCATTATTTCGTCTCCTTATGCATTACCTTGAGAGCCTCGCTTTCCATAATTTGAAGGTCAGCCATGCAGGCCGCCGCATCCTCAACCCCGTGTAACTTGAACATCCAGGGGAGAACGTTGTAATCAAGGCCGGTCGCCCCGCTCCCGCCGACGCGCCACTGGGTTGCCAGGGCAGAGAAGATGGTGAAAGACTTCCACACAGAGGGCAGGATCCACACCTCTTCCTCCACATCATCAGGCGTTAAACCAAAAGCGCTCAGTTCCGCGAGCGTCGGACCCGGCGTATACAACGCTGCGGCGACCTGCCTCAGTTTTTTTCGCGGATACCCATCAGCTCTTTGGTGTAGGCCAGACCGATGCTGTCGAACGCGCGCGGGTAGTTCTGAAGAAGGACAATAACGTTGTCGCGGGTGAACTCGTCAGGTAGTGCCCACCCCTCGACAATTTCCATGAGGTAGTCGGCCTGCGGCTCGATAGCAGCCTTTTTACCTTCAGCGGCCTTTTGCAGCTTTTCGTCCATAGAGCGCAGCTCTTCCAGTGTCTTATGGCGGAAGGTGAACGTCAGCTTGCCGTCTTCGGCTCCAGCACGCGGAATGCTCGCGGTCACAGAAAAAGTTGGGTTGGGGTTCAGAGAAAATTTGGTCATTTCGGTTCCTTAGAAAATGAAAAACCCGCCGGAGCGGGCCGAGTATTCGAGTGCGTGATGGGAGGTTAACGGTTGTAAAGCAGGCCACCGGGCTTCAGCGCGTTTTTAATAGCATTGGTGACCGCTTCGTTCATCGCCTGTTGCAGGCCAGCTACTGACGCTGTTTGCGCATCAATATTTGCCTGAAGGGATGCGAACAAATCGCTTTCACGCACAGCATCAATGACGGCCTGCTTCGTTTCATCGCCAAGTGCGATATTTATCTTCGTTTTTGTTACGACGGCGTTCTCGATGATGGATGAAGCGGCTTCATGCACCGTATAGCGATCAGCCAGAAACTCAACCTTGCTCTGGTCGCCTTCAACACTAAGGGCCATACCAGCTTCGTGAGGTTTACCTTTGTAGGCGACGTTCATTTTAACGCTATAGCTCTTAGACAATACGGCATCGTCGATCTTTGCATCGGTAACGAACACCTGGCCGTTATTAATAATCAGCACCCCGTTATTTTCGAAAGACCAGCCATCTTTCAGGACTTTGAATGCATCGCTGTTGCGGATTTCATGGTCCAGCGCCTCTACAATTTCTCCGGCATCGACAGAAGAAACACCTTCGACCCAGTCACCGGCTCGCCAATCTCGTGCTGAGCCATCCTCTGCAATTGGACGCAGGCGCACCTGCACTCGCTCACCAGTTTTGAGCCCGGAAATAAGGTATCCGATAGTTGGCCAGTGGAGGCGTTCTTTCATAAGTCGGCCATCTTCATGAAGGCATTGCAGTTCTAGCACCGCGCAGCCACCTGGCCATTTCCATTCGACGTCCACACCAAAAGGTTTGGGAGTGGTTTTTACGTAAGGGACGACTGAAGGTTCTGACATTTTAATTTTCCTTTTAGACGTGATCCTGTCGCACGGAAAAGCCGCCGAAAGTTAACGGTTTGCCCAGGCTCACAGCTGAAAGACTTTCTTTGATGTGCGCGTGCGATGCGCATAAAAAAGCCCGGCGTACCGGGCCAGATTGGTTAGTTGACCGTGACAGTACACGCAGCCGAGGTGATGGTTTTGCCCGCGGCGTCGGTGACTTCACAGGTGTAAACGCCAGCATCACCGGATGCGACAGATGAAATGTTGAACGTCGATGCGGTTTTGCCCGGAATAGCGGTGCTGCCTTTCTTCCAAACGTAGGTGTAAGGTGCTGAGCCGCCCTTCATTACCACCGCCAGATCCAGTGCAGCGCCTGTAGCAACCGACTTGGTTGACGGCAGGTCAGTCAGGAACGCCAGCGGCGTCACGGATGAATCGGCGATCGGGTAAATCTGCATGTCCGATTCGAAGTTCATACGCGCTTCGTTACTTTCCACGGCGTTGATTTCCGTGCGCGGTACGCGCTGGAACGATACTTTGGCTGAGTAGAAACGATCGGCTTTGCCGCGTGGGTTATGGAACCAGACCGCGGTGGTGTCGCTGGAGTCATCCAGGTCAATGAGGCGTTTGTAGATCGCCAGTTGAGGGTCGTGTGCAAAGGTATAAACCTGAACCACCGCGTTTTTAAACGTTGGGATGGTTCGCGCTTTGTCATCTTCCAGGAACTGCACGCTGATGGTCTGCTGGTCACCACCTTCAGTTGATAGTGTCATCACCTGAGGCATGGTGATCCATGAGTCGATTTTGCGCAGCGTGCCCGCGCCAGTGCCTGCCGGGAATTTGGTGGTGTCGGTAGTATCGAATGCTTCCAGCACGATTTTATTACTGGTCACCGATTTTACGCGCAGCACCATGTTATCGAGCTTTAACCAACCGGAACTCACCTGAACTACGTCACCGGCCAGAATGCCGGAGGCCGATGCAACGGTCAGTTCGCATTCCGTCGCGTTAGAGGCTGCGGTAAAGGTGATTGGGGCTTGATAGGCCTTGGCCACGTTCACACGCGAGCCGTTAGGGATTGCGAATGCCATAGCACTCTCCTGAATTTAGGTAATAAAAAACCCGCCGGGCGGCGGGTCAGTAATCAGCGCGATACTGCATGCTGACGGGGGTGGTGTAGGTGATCGAACCTGTACTGCCGTTGGATGCTGATGTGGGGCGATCCTGTATAGGTTGGCGCACCTGCGGCGGTCCATTGATATAAACAGTCAGGTCACCATCCACCAGCGGAATCCCTTCGGGAAAAGCATCTGCGACAGACTTTGCCAGCCCCCTTGCCAGCGTCACCCCGCCGCCTGCCGGCGCGATGATGTTGAGCTGGAGAATGCCCTGATATGTACGCAACTGACCTTCCAGATCCTGCCCCACGGTTTGCGCCGGAAGAACGTAAACACGCCCGTACGGCGCATTATCCGGTGGAGTAAACGCGATGTTCGGCCAGGCCACCGGCAGCCCGAGCGAGGAGCAGATAACCGCGACGCGACCTTCCAGCAGGCCAGCGATACGCATTGACTGATCACCGGCCATTGCGCACCTCGCTCATTGCCTCACGGAACAGCTGCGCCGCGTCGATAGCTGTAATGCCCACCATCCCGCCCGGCGCCTGGGTGGAATGACCGTTTTCCAGCGCTGCCGCATATGGCAGGTTATTGGTGAAGTAAATCGAGCTGACCTGGCCCACTCTGAATACCTCAATCACCGCCATGCCACGGGAATTTGAGCCCTGGCCGGAAGCATCTGGTGTATCGTTTGACTGAGTCGGCTGGCTGTCGAAACCCACATACCAGTTGTTTTTGAACCGCCCGCCGACATAGCCGTCTGGCTTTTTGATGTCCATCGAGTCGTTTACGCGCAGGCCGCGTCTAAGCCGTCCCGATTTGGTCAGGTTGGCCGGATCATCACGCAGGGCTGCGTTATGTTCCCGCACCACAGTGTTGTACGCCGTCGCAGTCTGGTTGACTTGCCAGATCTCAGGCCGCCCGACGGGCGACATATCCACCAGCCTCCCGAGGATTTTAATACCCGTCCGGCGCACTACCTGATCCATCTCCTGCTTCGAACTATCCACAAATAACTGAATGGCAGCCAGGAACGGCTGATTAACAGAGCTGGCCATAGTCACGCCCTCAGTTGGATGTTGTAGGAGATGAGTACATCTGCGGGCTTAACCGGATTCGGCTGAACCACGCGCCACTTTTTGCCGTCGATATCAATGAGGTCGCCAATGCGCACTTCCGTTTCAAACGTGGCCGCCAGTTTCTTATCGCCCGTAGCAATCAGTGAACCGTCGATTTCACGCGTGGAGTATTCGGTGATAACGCCGGTAACGGTCGCTGTAATTGGCTCGGTGATAACCTCTTTCCCGTACTGATCGCGGGTGGTAGTACCTCCGCGAGTCAGTTGGTAGGCTTTGCCGTTCTCCGTCAGCAGCCGCGTTGCCGTGGCGCGCATGCGGCGATAGTCGATTGCCATGCTACCCCCTTTCGATCCGGACCTGGTTGCCGCCGACCACAAGCCCGCGCAGCGAGGAATAGAACCAGGGGAATGATGGAGTAGCCTTATTCGTTCCCGGCTCGTACTGCACAGAGACCGCCCCCTGTACGCTCTCAGCTATGACCGCGCCGCCACCGGAGACCGACGGCGTGAGGTCAATCTCCTGCGACTCGATAGCCAGGCGGCATTGGGCATCAATCAGGCGCTGTGGAATAGCATCATCCGGCAGGTCCACACCATCGAAGCGTACGCCGGAGCGCGGCCAGGATAGAGGCTGAGATGCGCTGGAGCGCTGACCACGCCAGGTCCTTCCTTCCAGAAAGTCCATCGACTGCATCAGCATCTGGCTACACTCGCCATCTTCGGCAGGAATGGTGTATCCGCGCGCGGCGGCAAAGACCCGCAGGTCGGACACGCTGGCGTAGCTGTTAAAGTCCGGCGAATGGGGATCGGCAACCAGCATGGTTATTCCTCCAGACGCCAGTCCAGCGCCAGCCAGTTATTCACTTCGTCAGGATGAACATCTGCGCGCAGCGGGCCGCCTGGGAATTCTGGGGTGTCGCGAACCATGACCACCAGCTCAATACCCTGCTGTTCCTGCTGCTGTTCCTGCTGCTGTTCCTGCTGCTGTTCCTGCTGCTGTTCCT